AAATCGAACTTAAACCAGTCTTCATTTACTCTTCTTATATGTGGAGTAATATGGTCAAAGATAGTTCCACCATCTGATAGTTTTGCATCTCTATCTAACCATGCAACACCAGACTTACGAGTTCTATATTCTTCATGACCATCTTTACCACCACCAATCTGACCATACTCAGTCCAAGTTTCTTTTCCTATTTGAATAATTTCTTCACAAATACTAGGTGGAATTATTCTTGATAATGTAATACAATGTTCTTGTATAAATGATGGCATAATATATTAACCTGCTGGGTTAGTGAATTTTAACCAATCGATTGCATTCTTTATTGATTGGTGTCTCCATGTAATAATATTTAGTATCTCTTTTAAAGCATCAACACACTCTGTAAGATACTCAACTTTTAGTTTTAGATTAGATAAGTCTTCATCTGCATTGAAGTAATAACTATAATCAGACTTTAAGGGTTTGTTGTGTCCATGAAATGGGTCGTAGTCCCATCCTAATGCATCTATTTCCTCTTTGTCTAACTTATCGGTATACCACATCCACTTGGTCTTTAAGAGTTTGTTATACTTGACCTCATACGATTTAAGAGATAGTCTCTTCTCGTTTAGGAGTTCTAGGTATTTTGCATGTAGAGATGGTGTCTGTAATGATGCCTTATCTAAATCGATTTGGTCGATTACAGAATCTTCCTTCCACATAGATTGTATTTGTTCTAATGTCATACTATAATTATACCACAAAAGTGGTATTTGTCCACCTAATTAAGAGGTAGATGAAATTTCAAAATTAGTAAAGAAGAATGTTGCTGTGCATGTAACATATGATAAACCACCAGCAACAGTAGTGTCCATAGTTATTTCACCCAATGTTGATGGGTATGCATCTTGAATTCTTATATATCTGTTAGGATTATTTGCAGCTGTTGTAACTACTATTGTCATATCTGAATACATTTCTTTATCATCACCAGAGTTATCTTGAGGTTGACCTTCTCTTTTGTTTGCACCCACTAATAGTCTATACTTATCTGTATCTGTAGATGCAGTAATACCTTCCATCCAAGTAAACATCTCAGTCCAATTTTCCATATTTTCATCAACAATAAAAGTAATAGTTAATTCACCATAGTTTATTTTATCGCCTGGAAGTTTAATATTTGCACCCAATCTTGTAGGTTGTAATGATTCACCTATGTTAACAGATGGTATATTAACACCTGTTGCAAAGTATTTCGTATTGGGTAACTTCTTAACAATCAACTCAAACTGAGTTGGTGCAAGATAAGATAAATTGTCTGGAAGACTTCCAGCCCAAGTTGCAGTTGTGATTTGTCTCGTAGTCATATATGTATTTATAACACTTGCACCATAGGTACATAATTTGATATAATACTATAGTAATGGGAAGTGAGGTAATTAATATGAATTGGTTGTAAATAGAGTTACGGCAACCCCCTAATGTCGATAGGGGAATGTGGAAAAACCCAGAATGAAACATAAGAACCCTCTGGGTTTTTTTGTATCTACTTCTCTGTTACAAACTCATTAAGTTGTCTTGCAGTCAAAATGATTTCTTCACCAGTAATTTCTCTTAGTGGTAAAGGTTTTTTATCATTTGGAAATGCATCGTTATGAGTATGAATTGCCTCAACTTCTCTCTGATAGTTATCAGTTAGAATACCTTGTGCTTGATTTAGTAAGTCTGCTCTTATTTCATAGCCTGATTTTTTGTCTGACATAATATTGTCCTCTGTATGTGTGTGTATGGGTTGTCTTTCTGACTTCCCTAATTATATTTAGTGCATAAAAAAAGAGGACTCGAAAGTCCTCTTTAATTAGTCTACGACTAAAGTCTTATAGAATATTTTCTACTTCAACTTTTCTGTAGTAGAAGTTTGAACCAGCAGAAGCTAGACCAGAACTTGGAGTCGAACCTACGAATGGATTTGAAATCATTCCATATCGAGTTTTGAAACCAATTTTTGGTTGGAATGTATTCTCACCAACTGCACGAACCATTTGTAATGGAACATACGGGCAATAGAATACACCAGCATCATAAGGGTTTGAACCTCTATAACCTACAGTCATGTAACCTTCGTTACTATGACCACTAACTGGGTCAAGAGTGTAATATGGGTCAATATAAACTTTATATTTACCATTTAGAACACCTACGAATGTGTTACCAGCATCATCAACTGATAATTCAGTGTTAAGAGCTGGAGCATAGTCAAGCATTCCTGCCATTGACAATGCAGAAGCGACATCAGAAGAACAAAGGATAAAGTTACCTTTTCCTCTTCTTGACTCTCTTGCGATTACATTAGCATCTCTTTCGATTTGGAAGAGCATACCTTTGAACTTCTCAACAGACCATCTACCAGATGAATCGACATCTAAGTCGAATCTACCAGCATTAGCAACACCAGTTTGAGCACCAGCTTTTGCTTGGATGTTAACAGTTCTTACAACTTCTCTGTTGATTTCCGCAAGGATTTCAGCAGATAAGATATTTGCAAGTTCTGTTTCTGCATCTAGACCATGAATTGCTTTAAGGTCTTGTGCAAGTTCTATTGTGTATTCAGCTTTAAGAGCTCTTGACTTAGCAGTTACAGTTGCTTTCTCAATAGTGAAAGCCATTGATGCAAAAGGATTTGATGCTTCAACATCACCTAATGCTTCACCTTCTGCTGTAGTCATACCAGTACCAGTTGCATAAGCAGCTGCATCACCGAATGGGTCTGTACCTGCTTGTGTTCCTGAGCCTGAGAAATCAGTATCAGCTTCGTTGAATAATGCCTCGGACATAGCAAGTCTTGAAGTATTATCGTTATATCTAGCCTTCATACAGAATACTAATCCTGTAGGGCCAGTCATTGGTTGCACACCACAAATATCGTATGCAATCAAATTGGGTAGAGACCTTCTAACTAATGAGATAAGAATAGGATTCCAATTTGCAATCCCAGAACCATCAGAACCAACAGCAGCGTTAACTGGTGATGCTTCGGTTAATCCTTGTATTCCATTCTCTTCATTAAAGGCTCTTTCTTGGTTCTCTAGAACCACAGAAGTTACAGCTTTTTTGTAAGGGTCACTGATTTCTGGTAAATCTGGATGACTCAATACTGGCTGCCACTTCTCTTGTAAAGTTTCTGACATAAACATTTTATGTTTCCCCTTTTAATTTAAAAGTGTTAATATTTAAAATCGACCTTATCTATATTTGTTAGGGTCAATTTTTCCTAATGCGGCAGAATATGCAGCCATACTTGGGTCAAGGATTTTGTCCTCAGTCGAAGTATTTTCATCGCTATCACTAACCACTTCTTCATCTAACTGTAATTTCTCTTTAGAGTCACTAAAGTAAGATTCTTTAATTGTTTGAACATTAGATTCAAAATTTTCATCTTGGTCTAGGTCTTCAATTAATTTTGTAAGTTTCTCAACTTCACTAGAAGTTAAGTCACTTGAAACTTCTGAAACCACTTTGTTTCGTACAAGTTCATCTCTTTCAGAGACTAAATCGATATTTTTTGAAACTTCTTCATTTAGTTTAGCTTCAACTTCTTCGATTTTACTTGCAAGTTCATCAACGACATCTAATTTGTCATCTGGAACTTCTACATAATGGTCTTCGAATAATGATTTAAGTCCTTGTATAAAGTTTTCTGTTAACTCAGACTTTAATCCTCTTTCAATTGCAAGTTCGTTATCTTTAACCCACTCTTCTGCAACATAACCTAAGAAAGAATCAACTTTAGTAACTAATTCTTCTTTGATTTCGTTAGATGCTTCAACAACCTCTTCTCTCTTTTGAGATTCTAGGTCTTCTTTGATTTCACTAACTTTTGCAGATACAGCAGCTTCAAATACTACTTTTGCTTTGTTTTGAAATTCTTCTGAAAGGTCTTCACCTTCGACAAGAGCTGCAACATCATCTGACATGTCATAAGATTCTGATTTTTCATCTTCATCTTCTTCTTCATCATCTTCTTCGTTGTCTTTCTGAGCATTCATTTTTGAACCCTCTTTTACCTCTTTATCTTCTTCATCTTCATCTTCATCTTCTTCTTCATCAGATGCTTCTAAGATTGCTTGTAAAGATTCTTTCACTACCGATTCATCCTCAGATTTGAAATGTTCAGCAATTTTCTTAAGAAGGTCAGCTTTTGTAGATTCTGATTTTTCATCTTCATCTTCATCTTCATCATCTTCTTTATCTTTCATGTCCATTTCATTGACTAAGGATTGGATGTCTTCCTTCTCAAAACCCTTTAGAGTTTCAATGATATTTCTTAAGGCTTCCATTTTAGTCATATCTTCAACAGAAATTTCTTCCTGTTTAGGAGCAACTTTGTCGCCTTGGTCTTTATCACCTTTTCTCTTTTTAGAAGTTTTCGTTGCATCACCAGCTTTATCAGTTGATGCAAGAGATTTTTTCTCTGGGTCTTTTTCTGGAGTAACTACACCCTTATTAGCAACAGGAGCTGATGCTTCCATTACTTCGTCTTGATTTTTAATATCTTCTGACATTTGTGTATTCCCCTGTAAATTACTATAATTACAAATTAAGAACGAATTATTTGTTCTTTATATTGTATTTATAACTTTTATAGTTTTGACAAGAAGTTTTTCATAATTTGTAACTTCTTCTCATCCAATTGGCGTTGTTTGGTTTGTCGAATCTGGTCTTTCCATGATTCAATCTCTACGGCTTTAAATACACCGCTTTCATTTATCCATTCAACACCTTCCATAATACCATCCACAAAAGCGTCTGGTGCAGAAGGGTCTGCCACGATGTCAGCTGCTGTTGCAAGCATGAAGTCGTTTTGGACATATTGTGCATTGTTTTTCTGGGTCACAGACCCCATACCCCTACTGGAAACGCCTAGTTTTGCACCATCATTCAACAGTCCTTTAACTATATTACCCATTGGAGTATTCATTATCTTTGCTTTACCAACAAAGTTATTACCATCTTTCTCTAGAGAAGTAATCATATGACTAACTCTCTCAAGATTGATTGTAGGGCCATCTGGATGACCCAGTTCCCCATATGCACGATTTTTCTTAATGAATTCTTTATTGTATCGGTTTACCTCTTTCTCCATGATATTCATTGGGTAAACACGACCATTTCTGTTCTTTAATTCTGTTTGGAGAAAAACACCTTCAATGAAAGTATCCTTACCACCATTTTTATTAACCTCAGTAATAAGATTTACTTCTTCTGATTGTTGTTCTGATATTAAAAACATCTCTTTCTCCTTTAGTCTTGTTCGATTTTCCCATCATACTTACCATCTTTAATGGCACCTAAGTATGTGTTCAATCCTATGTAAGCATCATTTAACTTTTCCCAAACTCTTGTGACAGTATCAACAGTATTTGGATACTGCAAATCGGAATGGATTTTATCTACCTGTTCCATTGCCTTTTTGAGTTTGTTGATAGTTTGTACTTCTTTCTTTCTATCGAACTCTTTACCAAGATACTTACTTTTTCTTTGATATGACCCATTGTATCCTAACTTTTCTTTAAGGTCTCTGATAGTTTGTTCTAAGGTCATATCTCTTCCTTATTTAATGGTTGCAATCTTTTCTGCAACATCGTTGTAGGTTTGATTACCTTTTAAACCATTTGAGAACCCAAGAGTATCTTCTATCTTCGGTTCTTCTAGTACTTCTTCGATGAAATCACTAAGGTCTTCACCTAAAAGTTTAATTAATTGTTTTGCATTCTTTCTTGCTTCCTTTTCATTTTTATAGGTTGCAAGTTCTTGTCCATCTACATAAACTTTAAATTTATTAGATTTCTTTGCAATAACGATAGGTACTTTCTTTCCTTTTGCACCTTTTTCCATGTAAGAATCTACCTCTTGTTCACCACGAGGTAACTTGAATTTTTTCACTTCATCTAATGACTGAACTAATTCTTTAAATTTCTTCATTTGCTGGTTGTTCCTGTTTTAACCAATCAAGTTGAACATCTAACCTTTTTGCATCAATAGCTTCTTTTTGTTTGTCAACCATTGCTGTTGCAAAAGCATTTGATGCACCAACATTGTCACCAGTTTCAAGTGAATTAACTATATTTTTAATATCTTCTCTTGCCATAATTTATTTCCCTCTTACATGGTTAAAAAGAGTCCATCTCTCCTTCCCCATCATCGTTTTGTTTTTCATCTTCGATTTGTTTGTCGATTATCTCTATCTCTTCTTCGGATTGTCTAAGAATATTCTTTCTAACCCATTGAATAGAATAGTACTTACCAACATACTCATCTAAATCTCTTAATGTAGTAGCTCTTTCTCTTTGTATCTCTGCATCTTTCAGTTCAACAAAGTGAGAATCTTTTTGATAATCAAATCTAACATTCTCTTTTTCGTGTTCCCACTCTTCAATTGGTAAAATACCTTTTAATACCAACTGAGTTTTGAGTATATCAATAAACATACTACTAAACTTCATTCTAAGTCTATCTACGAAACGAGAAAATTTAACCTCATCTCTTGATATCTCAGTTGACCTACCTAGAGAGAAACCACTTTCAGTTTCTAACCTAGAGATAGGTACATTTAAACTTCTGAACAGTTTTCTTTGGAAGTATATAATATCTTCTATTTCACCTAGATTTTGTCCGCCAGGTAAGGTGGTAATTTCTGTTCCTCTTCCACCTTCTCTTCTTGGTAACCAGAAATCTTCCAACATACTCATATGTTTTCTATCATCTCTGACTTCACCTGTATCTGCATTGTAGACTAGTTTATTTTTATATCTAGTCATAGTATCTGCAAGATACTGTTCTGCCTTTGCCTTCGGAAGGTTACCTACATCTATATAGAATATCCTTCTTTCTGGGGCTCTTGATATCCTATAGATAACAAGTGCATCTTCCATCATTCTTAATTGGTTAGCAGACTTTAGTCCTTTGTGCATGTAACCAATGATGTTTCTTCTGTTTGCATCCATCATTCCAGATGTAGTATAAACTATTGCATCTGGTGATATTTGCAATGTCTGACCACCTTGACCAAGTGTGGTATTCTTTTCAAAACCACCTTGATTGTAAGTATAGAACTCTTTTACTTTATCTATAACTTCTATACCCTTACTGTCTTTCTTTTTCTGAACTTCCCTAATCTTTTTAATTTGAATAGGGTCAATCATTCTAAGTCCAACAACACCCTTTTTAGGGTTCTTGGGGTCAACAAGTAAATGGAAATACATCCTTCCATCTACATACCATTTTCTGAATATATCAGAAGATGTTTGGTTGAACCTCAGAAGTCGTAAGACTTCTGAAAATTCATCTCTTATTTTGGTCTTAATTGAATCAGAAAATTTGGTTGAGTCCAAGTTGATACCAACCTGTGCATCCAAATCATTCGAAGAAATTGCTTCTTGAACTATATCATCAATTGCCATATCAACCTCTGGTATCAATGACATCTGTCGATATCTTACGATTAAATCTTGTTCAGATTTAACCCCACCTTCCATGTCAAGGAATGTCCCTTGGGCCATTCCACCACCTATTGCATAACCACCTTGCCCAACTTCTACAACCTGAGCTCCATCATCATTAATAGGTGCAACAAAGGTAGGTGCTTGTCCCTCTGCGTCTTTCCTCTTTATTTCAAATCCAAATATTTCCATAATATATATTTATAACACTAAGAGATAGAACCCTAATTAAAGAGTTCTTTCCCAGTGTGAATAACTGAATGTTACATCAAAAGTCTGTAATTCATCAGCAGTATCGTAACTTAAGTCGACCTGTGCTAATGTTTGAGGATACATGTTAAACAACTCGTAAGTTGCAATAACACTGTCATCCCTATTTAATTGTGATACAGAAGCTCTTGAAACCAAATAGTCTAGGTCTGTTGCACCAACACCACTATCCATTTGTTGTATACTTTCCATCCAATTTTCTACTGCTGTTCTTGCAGTAAAGTTGATATCGTTAATGATTGTTATTGTCCAATCTTCGAAAGTCCTATCCCCAGCAATTTTTAGTTTATGTCCTCTAAAAGGAATTTCAACTACTGGAAGGGTTGAGCCTGGAATTGCTGCAGTTTTGCACATAAATTCTATTGACTCACCCATTCTAGGAATGTAGACTCTGAACCTGTTGGAACGAACTCCACCAGCAATCAACTGTGATTTAAATTCATCTATAGTTGCCATGTCTTACTCCTTAGTTTCCATACTGGGTGTTAGTAGCACCATATACTTCTTCGAACTCAACACCAGACCTAGCTGCAACAAAGTTTAGTGTGATGAAGTTGATACTTCTATTAGGTTTAACGAATATAGAAGCTTGGAATTGATTTGCATCCACCACTGATTGTGGGTTATTTGTGTCATCACAAACAACTTGGAAGTCTACAACACCTCTTCTACCTTTTACTTGTCTTAAGAAAGGTTCAATAGTTGCTCTAAATTGAGCTCTTGTAAATGCATCGTTAAATTCGAATAATTGGAATTTAGCTGCAGTACTTATTGCTTTCTCCATAACAATGAATAATCTTCTAACATTAATTCTATCAAATGCACTTGCACTTGAAAGTAAAGTTTTATCTCCAAACAATACAGTCCCTTGGCCAGGGAAAGTTACTATTGGATTAACTCTCTTCTTATATAGTGCATCTCTCTCAGCTTGATTTGGATTGAAAGACAACTTAGTAATTCCTAAGATTTGTCCTCTATTTAATCCTGCTGGTGAGAACCATGCATCTCTTGCTATATCAGTTCTTGCCATAGTACCTGCTGTATGTGAACATGCTGGTATGTAACAGTAACCATCATTGTACTTATCGTACTGATAGCACCATGCACTATCTAAAGTTGCATAAGAACTTGATGTTAATGTTTCTGCAAAAGATATTATTGATGCACTTGATGTCGCATTACTGACACAATCTTGTTTTCTTGGTGAAATGATTGCCATACAATCTTTTCTACCTTCTGCAACTGCAATCAAGTTATTTGCTTGAGTTGTTGCTTCTGCAAGACTTGTAACATCACCATTTGAACCATCATCCCCATTAAGAGGGCCTGCAATTAAGAAGTCTACATCTTGTGTCTCTGCATCACCAAGATATGTTGAATATCCTGCCTGCTTTTGACCAGATGTTAAATTACTTCCTTCTGTACCATCATCGAATGATTCTGTTATTGGTAATGCATGTGTATCGAATGCAGCACCTGCTGAAGCAAATGTACTACCTGCTTCGGATGTGTTTGAATTGTGATTTGTCCAGAAGATGTAGTCTGAGTTATATCTGATTTTGTTAACATAGTAGTTAGAGTTACCTTCTGCGTCTTTAGCATTAGATGCCATTGAAAGACCTTCGTATACTTCTAAAATTTCTCCAACGATTCCTGTTATAGAACCATCTTCATCTACTACAATAACATGTACCTCATCCAAAGTACTTGAGTTTGCAAGAGCATCTGGACTTGAGCCTGGTGCTTTTGTAAAGTTCTTTGCATATTCCCATTCACGAGCAACATTTGAACTGTTAGATGGAGCAGCCTGTAAACCAGATGTACCATCAGATTCTAATGCAAATGTGAGTGAGTTTGAGGAGATACTAGATATTTTATATCTATCTGAGTGCCCTGCGAAAGTGATTATATCACCAACAACAAAAGCTGCACCAGAGGCAACATCAATTGTAGTATTTCCGACAGCTATAGAGGTGTCAGAAAGTGTAGATGCAGCTCCGAGTGAAAATGCATTTGCACTTGCACAAACAGATACTTTTAAACTATTACCTAAACTACCAACGCATCTCGCTGCGAAATGACCAGCACTAGAAGCTGCACTACCAGTATGGTAGTTTGACTCATAGTAGTGAGTTGGGTTTTTAATTAGTATACCAGCTGAACCAGTTGTTGCATTTAACATTCCTGTTCCTAATGCTCTAACCACCTTTAAGTTATTTCCATATCTCAAAAAGTTTGCAGCTGTATAGAAGTGTTCTTTCTTCATAGATTCCTTAAGGTATGTATCATCACCTTTAGGTTCACCGAAAACACTAACTAATTGTTTTTCATTGGTTATAGTTCTAACTTCATCAACTGGGCCCCAACTAAACATTCCAACATATCCACCAATACTTGATGATACTGCTGGAACAACATTGGTCACATCTATTTCTCTGACTTGAACGCCAGGACTTACTTGAAATGCCATTTTAGTTTTCTCCCATAAAAAGTTTATTTCCTAAACAAATTCAATTTTTTTGATTTGTCCATAGTATTTAGTATTTCTTTGATTTTAAAAAGTTCCATAAGACCCATCTTCCTTATCTTGAACTGTCCATGTATCTCCACCCTCTGTAAAGGTTTCTTGTCTAGTGTAGGTATTTCCATCCATTATTCCTATTGGAACTATATCATTTTCTATTTCTTTCTGTTTTTCTGCATATAACATGGACTTTAAGTCTGCATTTGATAGGTCTTTAAACATTGGAGTTGCAACAAACCATGCAAATAATACACAATTCATTACCATATCATCATGACATCCACCATCTGCCTGCCATGATTGTCCTTTAGATACAAAGGTTGCAAACTCTTGAATAGTATCTGTATCCCTTATATAGAGTTTTTTCTCTTCCATTATCTCTTTCAGAGCTGCACATCCTTGTGCTTTGACCTTCTTGGTCATTCTTACTCCTACTCCATCTGCCTTAATTGCACTCGTTAAGAACATATTTTCGTATTCTAACTCATAGTAGAGTTCTCTACATACCATTGTTCCTTGATTATTATTCTCTACAATGATAAGTGCATCATTATATAGTTTACCATATTTTGCACATATATCTGGTAACAACATAGGAGATATTAAATTGTCTCTAAATGTTGCAACCTGTTCAAACATATTACCATCATGTATATCAAATATAGTAAATGTAGAATAGTCCATTCCCTTACCTTCTGCTGTATCTACAGCCATAATATACTCATGATGAGGTTTAGGTTTTTTATATATCCTTACATTTCCATATAATTCCATAGGATTTTCTGATACTAATCCCAAGATTACATTTGATGGGATGAGAGTTCTCCCTGTCCCTAAGAATGAATTACCAAATTCTTGTTCAAACTGCAACTCTGATGTATTTGATATTGTAGTTTCTTTCCATCTTTCATCTCTGCCAGGCACATCATTCCAGTTAACTTGGTAGTTCGCAAACTCGTTTGACCCTGTAACCGATGCTTCCCAGATACGATGGAACATATTACCTACTCCATTTGCAGTAGATGTAATAATAACCTTAGAGTTCTTACCAGAGGTAATTACTGGATATGTACCAGTATAGAATGGTTCTGCATTCTCTACAAAGGCAAACTCATCAAGATAAAGAAGATTAACAGATAAACCCCTAATCGATGATGTCGTAGTTGCAGATGCAATAATTCTAGAATTGTTTTCAAAGTCTATACTTCCTTTGTTTAGTGATTTAGTTCCTGGCTGTAAAAAGAATGGTACATTCTCCAACATGGTTGTTATACGAGATAACATTTCTCGTGCAGTTGCACCCTTGTTTGCCAATATGGCAACTGTTTGTTCTGGGTGGAACAAGATGTACCAAAGAAGATAGGCACATACTGTGATTGACTTTCCAGATTGTCTACAGGCAAGGACAATGTTAAACCTGTTATCAATAAACTGATTAATAAGATTTTCTTGATATTCATATAAATTAAAGTTGACTAAACCCTCATCTAGTGATATTATTTTTATGTATTTTGCAATGAAGTATGCTGGGTCACGAGTACATTTAAGGTACTCCTGTACCTTTTCATTATCCCATTCTTCTGTAACACCACTTCTTTTTACTTGGGCATTACCTAGATATCCTTCATTCTTCGGCTTCGGCATTCTGTTTCTTCAATAGTTTCTGCAATTCAGCAGTTGAACCTATGAACAACTGATTAGTTGTATTTCCTTTAGGTTTTTCATCTTGTAAGTCATCCATCATTTTCTGGATTTGTAATAGTTTCTCTGATGTCTCTGATACTGTCTTGATTAACTGTCCTGCGACCTCGTAGGTTCTCGGATGTTCACTTTCTTTTGCAAGGTCTAGGATACCCTCAATTGCATCCTGGCCCCTCTCTACGAGTCCATATAGGGTGTTTCTGGTGTATTTGTAGTCTATCTGTTGTTCTTTATCTCTTTCTGAGAATCGACCAACCTCATCTCTAGGGACTAGAACCTTATTAGTTTCTTTAACTACTTCTTCTGCTTCGTGGTTGATATCTAGAAGTTCATCTAGTTTCTCATCTATAGATTGTTTCATAATTAAATATTAGACTTGTCTGTATTGTAATCGAAGTCGTTTCCATCAAAAAAGTTTATTGTTTCAGTTATATTTAGTGGTGCTGTATTTGGACTTGCACCAGTAGGATTAGGCACCATTTTAACCTCACTAGACCTTCCAGCAGTTGTGTCTACTTGACCATCATCTGATATATAAGTTCTTGCACGAACATCTCTAATAATTTCAGAGGATGATATAGAACCATACAGATATGTTTTCATTTCAAAGTTTAAATTCCATGTAATAACTCTACGAGATTGGAAATCTCCTTCGTACTCATCTGTATAAGATACATCTTGAAGTACAATAGGTACATCCCTTTTCTCATTAGTGCCTGGCACTGTAGTCATTGTAACTGTAAAGTCTGGTGTAAAGAATGGTAGAATTTGTTCTACAATCTGTAATGCATCTTCTGTATTCTTTGATAAGACATACAAACCAAAGTTTATATTGTAAGGAACTGGTGCAAACTGTGTTCTTAAAACTGTATTATCAGATGCATCATGTAGTTTATATTGTTTTAATTTACCAAGTTTTCTTTCTGCATCGTATGTAAGACCTGTAATATCAAATGCAATTCTAGGTAAAGTCATTGCAACTCTAGAATTAGCTGCATCCATGATATCACCTGCTTGGTCTAATCTTGCAATGAACTTTTGTTTAGGCCCATAGGATAGTGGAACTCTTACATTCTGTCCTGTACTTCCATCTGCTTTATCTCTTTGAATATCAATTTCATTGAACATAGTACCAAAAACTGATACTGCCCTTTTGATTGCTTCATGATAGAAATGTGTTTTACCTAACATTCTTTATCCCTTCTACATAGTTTTCTGCAGCGTTCTCTGCATATGATTCACTATGTCCTTTATATACTTCATCTGCAGCCCATACTTTATCTTCCCAGTATCTACAACCCCAGTTATCATTAGAGTCTTTCCAGACTTCTGCTTTCCTGTTGTCTCTCTGATATGTGTGATATTGTTTTTCAAACGATTTCATACCCATACCTTCTTGGATGAACTCTTTGTTCTTTTCTCTTATTCTGTCTAACTCATTCATATAATTTAAATACCAAATTGCCATATTATTTATAGTGTTCCAAATGGATTACTTTCTGTGAAGTCTACTATGTTATCTCCAGCAGTTTCAAATTCTTTATTGTCTGAAAGTGGGTCATTCGGCATTGCATACATGTCTGGTACAACTGTTACTGCCCTATTTGCATTACTTGTTGCACCTACTATGTTACCAGCATTTGCATTTGATGATAGTACAAACATTGTGTTTGTAGCTGGTGTTGCAGTATCGTTGAATGTGATGTTATTAACTTTAAGTATTTTCTGACTTGACCCAACTGATGAGTAATCTACCACATTACCAGATACAGTTTTACCTGTATTAACAGTTTGTGTTACAACCTCACCTACTTGGAAGTCTCCAGCACCAGCACCAAGTGTCATTTGTACTTGATATGAGAACTGGTCTTCGATGTTATCAAGTTCTGCAATACCAACATCAATCTCTTCATGTGAGTATTCGAATGTTTCAACTTGTAGTTTGAACACATTAAGTTTACCTAACTGGTAGAATGGGTTCTCATGTTCTACAAATCTAATTTCAAAAGTTTGGTTTCCAAGAGGGAAGTAAATTAAATCTCCTTCTTGAGGTCTTGTTGATGTTGCAAGATTAGAATCTAATGATATGAATCTATCCCAAGTTCTTCTGGATAAAACGAATGTTGCTTGGTCTCTAACTTCCACACCAAATTTTGAAAGTAAGTCTCCTTCTCCCTCAAACCCTTCGGTGTTTTCGATATACATTTCAACCATGTATGCATCACCAAACTTGGATGATGTATCTTCACCAAAGATTTCATCCTCATCCACGATTGTTCGTGGAAGGTAGTAGCACTCATGTCCATAGAATCTAAGTGATTCTACAACCAAGTCTTCATGCAGACTTTGTTCTGATTGGACTGCATGGTTAAAATAAACATTAGTAGGCATTGATTACCCCATCATTATAGCAGATTCAGTCTGTAATAAATTACTTTGTTCCTCTAACTTCTCAATTTCTGTATTTGCATCCTCAAGGATTTGTCTACCCTGTAAGGTTACTCCGCCTGGCAACTGCACTCCTTCGAACTTAGATAAGTTCTGACCCCATTGTTTTTTAATTAATGCAGTAACATATTTCTTTAACCAAACATCATTATACACATCTGTAAACTGAGTTGGGTCTATCTTTCTATAACAATCGATAACAATATACTCTCCAGATGTGACTGCATTTGACCAGTCCATATCTAGATATAATCTGTTTTGTGCTTTATTGAATCGTACTGGCACTTGACCAATTAACAATTCATCCAACAACTGAATGTGGTTTTGCACCATTTCATATTGTATGATAGATGTAGAAGAGATATCATAAAGGTCATTTAATCTTAATTGATATCTTAAGTCAAACATGTTTAGACCAGATTTATCTACGAATGGAAATACTCTAAGTACTGAATATACTGATTCTGGAAGAACAATATATCCTTGTCCTTCTTTATATGTCATATTTGTTGATATGTGTGAACCAGTAGTTGATTGAGACATACTTGCATTACCTTTCTGGTTTGCAAGGTCGTTGTCATTGATTTGATGTTTTAAGTATGTACGAATAGTACCATCATAATGGTACTCTGCAAAATATTGTAATGCATCATCTATGATGTCATCAATCTGGTCATCATCCACATTGATATCTAACACTGGTTTACCCAGTTGTCTTAATGCATATTCTTTTAGTGTTGCTTTGCTGTTTGGAGCTGCCATAACATAAATCCTGTTAGAAAATTAATCTCTTTAACAGTATTTAGGTTATTTTTGATTTGAAAGAAGAAAATCATCTAATTTTCCATCTATTTTTTCAATAGACTCAATTAGAGGTTTCATTGCCCTTTCAAGGTCATCTTTCATAATGTAGTCTCTTGCAACCTCTTCTCTAGTTCTGTTAAGAAGGATTTCAATTCTCTTAAGTTCATTTGCTTGATTAATTACCCACCATCCGACACCAGCTGCACCAGCTGTTAACAGAAAGTTCCAAATTAAATGCATCATTTCAGTTGCCTCAGGGCCCATAGTAGTATTCCTCGAATGTATACTATCTATTTAGGATATATAAGTTTTCCAGTATCTGGGCAGACATTAAACATCATTACATCTTCAAAAGATTGTGGTGCTACATTTGGCATACTGTTTAATCTTCCTTCATCTTTGTATTGAAACTCATGATTAAATGCAATTGATATTCTATCAAAGTCTACTTCATTTGGTTCTACATAATGCATCATTGCAGATGGGAATAAAAGTAAATCACCTTCACATGGGTCTACTACAAAATTATCTTGGTCTCTTCTAGAACCATGTGTAAAATCTGACATATGTTTTGCTTGACCAGATAGAAATTGTAAACAACCAGAACCCCTAGTTTCATCTGGGACTTTTAAATAAAACACCCCACTATACCAACAGCCTGGATGTGTATGTACATTATTATATGAATGTTGGTAGTTTATATTTACCCAATAATTACCATGATGTAGTTTTATACCTTCTTTCTGGTCACCAAGATAGAAAGGAAATACCTCAGTATCAAAAACTCTTTCAACACCATTAATCATAGATTGAAAAATAGGTCTTTCATTTACACCATCATTAGATTGCCAACCACTACCATTATTAGAACGAGCTCTTCCAACTGGGTCGTTCTTTCTCATAGTATAACACTCTTGTTGCATTGCAAACATTTGTCTGGGTGTTAATAAACCCAGTTCAATTAAATTTACTTTAAATACATTCCATGAAAACATTGGCATATACATTACGAATACTCCTTCCTAGATGCCCATTTTTTTCTATAGACATGTTGTGTTTCTCTTTCAACAGAACCATCTACTCTTTGTTGTAGTAGACTAAGTTCTTCCTCTTCACCCTTACCCTTTTCTAATATCTCTTCTCTTGAAAGATACTCTATATTCATTCGCCAAGGATATCTAACAAAAGGTACAATTTGAACTAAAGGTGTACCTTTTCCAATTACAAATGATTGATTAGATTTAGGATAAAAAATTAACATATTGTTTGTTGTTAATTGATTAAAATTATCAGTATCCATTATACCTTGCCATATTCTAAAGTATGGGTTGTCAAATAAGAATGGGTCTAGATAATAACAAGATGTTCCTTTTGGTGTTTCAATTAAGAAATCCATTTTGAACTTAAATGCCATTTTATCATCCCAGTTGCTTCCTTGTGTTTGTGCAGCTGGATGACCACCAATACTCATTCGTTTTACATAATCAGTAAGTTCTCCAATTCCTAATTTGTGTCTGGTTACATAATCATCAACTTCTTGAGGGTTTGTTATACTGAATATGTTTTTAATATCTTTTTCTCTAACTGTGTCTGATAAAGGTATTGCAAGACTAACTGGTTCATCCTCGTTTCCAGTTCCCATCCAAACCAAAATAGAATGTCTGTTTCTAATAAGATATCCCATAGATAACCAATCTTGCATTGCTGGACATTTCTTAATAGTAGAGATTTCCATACCACCACTATTTACTCTTATGGGTAACTTCTTATACCATTCTGGTTTTATTTTTCTTGCTGGAACTGGTTCAAATAAACTATTTTCAGTGTCTATAACACACTGAAATTTTATTTCCATTTCCTTTATTGGACATTGTTCCATATTCTTTCGTGTAAATAATATAATAGAAGTTTTAATAAAAAGTCAATCGACATTATTGCACCAGCAACTTTAACTGACCCAGTTACAAATAAACCGATTAATCCTGTAGTAAGTGTTGCAATTATTCTCCATGAAAATGCTTTTGCTAAAGACTTACTGTGTGAATCCAAGTTGTCTCCGAAGTTCTGTGGCAGAAATATCTTCTATTTCTTTATCAAACTTTTCTTCTTCTATTCTGTACCCTACATCCCTACCATAAGTTATGTTGACAATGTTTGGTACTTTCTGTATAATATAATGTATATTCTCTTCGAACCCTTCTCCAAGTAAATACATTTTTATATTTTGTTTAACTGTTTTAAAATCAAATGGGTTCTTTGCAGTATTCTCCATTGCACGAACCATAATTACTACTTGTTCTGTTTTATCAAAACATCTTTTGAATAGTGCATAATGTCCATCATGAAATGGTTGAAACCTACCTAACATTTGTGTAGTAGGTTTATTTTCATCAAACCTTTGATTCTCTGCGAGTATTTCTCTTGCAATAACTTCTGAATGAAGTTCACCATTTTGGTCTTCTACAAGATAGTCCACTTCATTTTTAAGTGGTCTTTGAAATGCTTTATTAGTGTCTTTATATCTACTTTTTTCTACTGTATCCATAAAGATAATGTAATCTGGATTTAAGATTTGTCTTCCTTGAGTAAATGGACACACAAAATCCATAATTGCATATGGTTTCTCTGATTGTCTACATAGGTCTTTCATTCTATGCACCTGTCTCATTCTACCTTCTTCGGAAAAATCCCAATCCTCGTGTTGAGCACGAACTGCATCTGCATTGAAATGGTCTGCATCTAAATGTTCAAGTAGACATTTTGAGATGTAAGTTTTTCCACTGCCAGGCAGTCCCATAATTAAAATTGTTTTCGTTCTCATACTTATACTTATTGTTCATCCCATAGGGATATTTTATCACCACGAACTACCATACTAGTTCTAAAAGGAAATCCATTCTCTTTGGTATATTCTGCACTAGGGCCAGGATGTCTATGTGTTATTGCACCATTCATAATAACTAATCTATTAGGTTTGTATTGAACTCTACCTATTTCATAATCTTCTGCATCTTCTGGAATACCTTTATGTAATGTATGGTCATGATATTTACCATTGTACATAATTAAGTCACCACCCCAATCATCATCCCATCTTTCTTGGTCGTAATATAGGAATGTTAAATTATGAATACACCCATCACCTAATCCTGTATCTTCATGAACTGTTCCATCTTGTCCAACAGTTTGTCCATTGAAACCACAATACTGAAAGTATTCCCAATTAAATTTAAAGTCTTGTCTTAGTTTATGAATAAACCAATCAATCACAGCATTTCTATAACCAATATGTTTTAAACTTATTGTATCTTTTTTCCAAGATGATTGTTTCATGTATTGAGTATAATATTGATAATAATTTTCATAATGAATTTCATTTGTAGGACTATACTCACTTCCTCTTTCACCTTTATTAATGTATATGGATTCACCCCAATAAAGATGTTGCATCTCATTATCACGAATAACTCTATTACTTCTACCCCAATTAGTAGATTGTTGTCTCCAATCTCTCCAACTAAACCAAATTGGAGGCGGTAAATAGTTGTCTATTACCCAGACTTGCTGAAAAGGAGTTTTGTCTATGGGTTGAGGTCTGTCTAGATACTCGATATTTAGAGGATGCATCAACCATTCATAATGGTTTGACACTATACTGCCCTCTTATCCTCACCTAAATCATCTTGTCCACCATTAACATCTAAAGTATCTGTTACTTTATCATCAAACCTTTCATCTGCCCAATGTTCTTCATGAAAAGTATCTTCTGGTGGTATTTCTGGAATCATATCTCTGTAGTGTGGGTATTCTTTAAGGTCTTCATCAAGTGTTACATTGATTTCTTCACATATTCTATATGTAGTACCATTTATAAAATCATGCCAATCAAGATATCTTCTTCCAATTTGTCTTCGAGGGTCATTAGAACCTTCTCTAGATGCAACCATCACTTCCATGATATTGTCAAAACTAAAGAATCCTAACTTACCAAGACATCCTTCTTGTCTATTTCTAACTTCATCTTGTAAGTCTTCAATAAACTGTTTTTTCATTGTAAGTTCAAGAGGTGGTTCACATAATTTAATATATTCT